CGATGCGAGCAATGCCGCCGCCCCTTGGAGATTCCGGAAAGTCACGGCAGCCGCCGGCGGTTCTGCTCGCGTCAATGCCGGGAGGCGTCACCAGCCTTTCAAGCCGAGAAGGCGCGGCGCATGACTGGAGACGGAAACTCGCAATGGAAGGGTGGGCGAGCGGCGCATAGCTCTGGCTACGTCTACCAAGCCGCGAAGGATCATCCCTTCGCGTCAAACGGCTACGTCTTCGAGCATCGGTTGGTGATGGAGGCGTGGCTTCGGGAGAACGATCCCGAGTCGCCCTTCCTGATCCGTCTCGGCGATCAACTCTACCTCTCGCCGGATTTCGTCGTTCATCACCGCGACGAGAACAAGGCGAACAACTCGATAGAGAACCTTGAGTGCATGACGCCCGCCGAGCATCGGCGTCACCACAACGCCACCTGACGGCGGGGCGTAAAGCCCCGCCACATCCCCACAATCTGACACAGGAGGGCGACATGCCCCTTCAGATGAAGAGCGGCGTCATCAAGGGCGCCGGAGCCGTGGTCAATATCGACTGCGGTTTCATTCCGAACCTCGTGTTCCTCAACAACAGCCGCGGCTCCGCCGAAACGCTGACGTTCTGGGACGGGTATTCGATCCTCGGCTTCGACTCCGGCTCGGACGAGATCCTTCCGGGCGACAACATGGTCGACGCCACCGGCGGCGGGACGTTCACCGTGGTTTCCGTCACGCTCCGCACCGGCTCCTGGGCCGGCGGCGACGCGGCGGGGTTCATGGAGATCGTCGCCGACACCGGCACGATCGCGAACAACAACAACCTGAACCGCGTTGCGGCGAACCCGCCCGGTCCTGTTCGCGAAGCGGCGTCCAACGTGGCGACGATCGACGGCTCCGTCGTGCCCTTCGACATCGACATCGACACCGAGGCCGGCACCCCGGCTTCTCGGTTCGTCGTCCCGTATCTCGGCGTCGCCGGGACCACGGCGAAGGGCTTCACCATCGCGGCAGGCGCGGCGGTCTCCGGCGAATACGTTCGCTGGACGGCCTTTGGTCGGGAGTAATCCCCATGCTGACCAACCGCGAAGCGAAGCAGCTCCTGATCCACGCTCAGCAGGAGCTTGGGTCGGGCAACTTCGAGCGGCTCGTGCGGGAGATGATCGACAACGGCGTCGTGCCGGCCACCCAGGTCGCGCACATCGCCAATCTGACGATCACCGCCACCTTGGGCTCGCTCCCGACCGCCAACGGCGCCGTGACCATCGCCAACGCAGCCTCGCCCACCGTGGCGGAGTTGCAGGAGGCCGTGGTCGAACTGAACGCGAAGATCAGCGCCATCCTCGTCGCGATCGAGACGGCGCGGATCACGGCGTCCTCGTGACGCTTCCGGCCGCCCCGGGAGACCGGGGCGGCTTCACCCCCTGAAAACGAGGCTTTCCCATGGCGCAGACGCGCAAGGTCGCTCTTTCCGAGGCGACGCACGAAGAGCTTGCCGCAGCGGCGAAGCTCCTCAATCTCGATGTCGCCGGCGCGTCCAGCCCGGCCAAGCTGCGGGCGCTCATCAAGGCGACGCACCCCTTCGACGAGATCGACGTTCCCTCCGACGAACTGGCGCAGCCGCGCGTCGTCGGCGTCCAGACCAAGGGCATCCCCGCCGACTATCACCAGCCCCGAAAGGGCTATGTCCGCGTGGACGGGAAGGACTACCCCGTGACCCCGGACGGCAAGGTCATCGTGACGATTTCCGCGACGGACATGAATCAGCGCGGGCACGAGGAGGTGCAGGTCAACGAGCGCGTCATGCTGATCCCCGTGGGCGAGCCGGTCGCGATCCCGGTCCATTTCTTCGAGGCGCTTCTCCACACGGTCGGCAAGGTCGCCGTCGTGGATACGAAGACCTCGGAAATCCGCGGCTGGCGCGAGGTGCCGCAGATTCCGTTCTCCGTCCAGGCCCCTGCGTTCATTGACGGCTGATGACCTTCCTCGAACTCTGCCGGCGGGTTGCGAAGGAGTCCGGGACCATTCCGGGCTCCAACCAGCCCGCCACCGTCACGGCCCAGACCGGCAGGCTGGGGAAGGTCGTCGATTGGGTGGCGACGGCATGGGACGACATCCAGCGCCGCCGCGCGGACTGGCTCTGGATGCAGGACGAGTTCTCCGGCGAGACGCTTTCCGGAATCCCCTCCTATGCTCCAGATGGAGCCGAGATCGGCCTGACCCGCTTCGCCGAATGGCGCGTCCGTCGCTATACCGGGTCCGACAGCGACATCACGATCTACCGGACGGCTTCAGGCGTGGAGGACGAACGCGGGATGCTCTGGCTCCCCTACGAGACGTTCCGGCGGCAATACATGCGCGGCGCCGCGTCTCTGGTGACGGGCTATCCAGCCTACGTCACCATCGAGCCGAACCGGAACCTTCGGCTTCACCCGATCCCCGATGGGGCCTACACCATCAAGGGCCGCTACGAGAAATCGCCGCAGACGCTTTCCGAGGACGCGCACGTCCCTGAAATGCCGAGCCAGTTCCACATGCTCATCGTGTGGGAAGCGCTGACACGCTACCTCGCCATCGAGGACGAGAGCGCGGGGCAAATAGGGGGATGGGAGCGCAACCGCTCCGCCATCGACTTCGATCTCTGCGCGTCAGAGACGCCGAAGACCACCTTCGCGGAGAGCTGGGTGTGACCCGCCAGACCCCGACGACGGTTCTCCTGCAAGGGGGGCTCGACCTCGCCACGCCGGCCATTGCGGTGAAGCCTGGCGTCGCGATCGGAGGCTACAACTACGAGCCGGTCGAGTCCGGCTATCGGCGGATCGGCGGGTTCGAGCGGTATGACGGCCGCCCGGCGCCGTCCGAGGCATCCTACTCGATCCTCCGGTTCACCAACGGCTCCACGGAGATCAAGGCGGGCATCGCCGTGGAGGGCGGGACATCCGGGGACTCGGCCATCGCGGTTCTCGATGCGGTGCTGGAGAGCGGCAGCTACGGCGGCGGCGACGCTGCCGGGTATGTCGTCCTCCTCGTCATGCCCACGTCGCAGCCGTTCACCGATGGCGAAGACCTCAAAGTCTCATCGGTGAAGGTCGCCGAGGCGGACGGAACAAACGTCACGCGGGACGCCGAAAACGACACGCTCGACCGGACCTATCTCAAGGCCGCCGCCGACTATGCCAGGTCGCGGATCGCCGCGCCGATCGGTTCAGGCCCGATCCGGGGCGTCGTCGCCTTCACGGACAACCAGAATTACAGCGGCTTGTTCGCATTTCGGGACAATGCCGGTGAGACAGCCTGCGATATGTTCTTCGATGGAATCGGGACGGGCTGGGCTCCGATCACGCTTCTGAACCTCCTCCCCTTCACCAACGGGAACCAGCCGTCAGGCTCCTTCGATGAAGGCGACACGATAACCGGCGGCACATCCAGCGCCACGACGATCATCCTGAAGGTCGTCCTCCAGTCAGGGGCATGGGACGGAACCGGCGTCGGGTATTTCGTGGTCTCCAACCCCGCGGGGACGTTCACCGCGGAGACGATCACAACCTCTGGCGCGTCAGCCTCAATCTCTGGGCCGCCGACCGCCATCACGTTCCCGCCTGGCGGAACCTATCGCTTCGTCGCTCACAACTTCCTCGGGACGACGGGAACCAAGCGGCTCTATGGCGTCAACGGGGTTGGCAGGGCCTTCGAGTTCTTCGAGGGGTTCAGCAACGCCCCCGTCGTCGTGCCCATCAGGGTCGAGGGGCTGACCGACGCGCAGGACAAGCCGATCCACATCGAGGAGTTTTCGGAGCACTTGTTCCTCTTCTACCGGAACGGTGCGATCCGGGTCTCCTCCATCGGCGAGCCGACCGTCTTCAACGGGACCACGGGAGCCGCGGAGTTGGGCTTCGGGACCGAGATCAGGGATGTGATCGTCGCGAACACCGCGCTCGTCGTCTTCGGCGACACCAAGATCTCCTACATCACCGGCACGGACGCGACGAACTGGCAGGTTCTGGAGATCACCGACGACAGCGGCGCATCGGTGGACTCGGCTCAAATGGTGGACACGCCCTATTATTTTGATGGACGGGCGATCCGCCGCCTCTCGACGACCGAAGCCCTGGGCGGATGGAAGATGGGCTCCGTGGCCTCGCAGATCCAGAAGTTCTGGGAGGTGAAGAGCCGGGCTTTCGTCACCGTCGTCGGCTCCTACCGGGTCCGGGCGAGGGATCACTACGTCCTCCTCCTCAGCGACAAGAGCGGGGTCGTCACCTATCTCGGCCGCAAGCGAGCCGAGGCCATGCCGATCGTTCTGCCCTTCCAGGCGTCAGCGATCTATTCGGGCGACGATCTCGGGAGAGAGAGGGTCTTCCTCGGGGCGGAGGACGGCTTCGTCTACGAGATGGACGCCGGGCGGAGCTTCGACGGGGCCGAGGTGGATTACCTCCTCGTCCTCGGCTTCATCTCGGTCGGCGGGGCATATCGAAACAACCGCTGGCACAAGGTCCGCATCGGGCTTGAGGCGCTTGATCCCGTTGTGACGCTCGCGCAGTCCGCAGAGTTCTCTTACGCGAGCGATCAGGGGGCTCCGGGGATCGAGACGGCGCTCGAAGTCTCCGGCGGCGGCGCCCGATGGGATGTCGGGAACTGGAACGAGTTCTACTGGAGCCTCCCCGAGGTCGCAGAAGGCGAGTCCGACATCGACGGGCTCGGCTACAACATCGGCATCTCCCTCTATGGCGAGGCCGATTTCGAGCCGTCGCACATCCTGAACTGGATGACGCTCTTCACCACCCCGAGGAGACAGCAGGGATGACCTTCAGCTTCACCGCCTTCACCCGCGCCACCCTCGCCAGGTCCGAGGCGGTGAACGCCGTCTTCAATGCGATCAAGGCATATACGGACAGCCTGCCCGCCGTCTCCAAGATCATCGCGGGAACCGTCACCTACGCTGCGGACAGCGGCGCGGCCGACGCCTATGTCGTAACCCTCAACCCCGCGCCACTGGCCTATTCCGAGGGTATGACGGTCGACTTCAAGGCGACGAACGCCAACACCGGGGCCAGCACGATCAACGTGAACAGCCTCGGAGTGAAGGCGATCCGCGCCTATGACGGGGCCGTGCTTGTCGCCGGTCAGATTCCCGCCGGCGGGATCGTGACCGCCCGCTACGACGGCTCCGTGTTCCGCCTCAACAACATCGTCGGGGTCTCAGTGCCTGACGACGACACCGTGACCAACGCCAAACTCGCCGACATGGCGCAGGCGACGATCAAGGGGCGGGCAAGCGGAGCGGGAACCGGAGACCCGACCGATCTCAGCGGGGCGCAGGTTTCGGCGATCCTTTCCGCGGCCTCGGACTCGGCTCAGGGCGCGGTCGAACTGGCGACGACTGGCGAGGCGACGACAGGAACGGACACGGCGAGAGCCGTGACGCCGGCGGGGCTCCTCGCCGGGCTCCGGGGGAACCTCCTCGGGACGGTCAGCGAGTCGTCAGGAGACCCGACAGGAGCCGTGATCGAGCGCGGCTCCAACGCGAACGGCAAATATGTCCGGTTCGCCGATGGGACGCAGATTTGCACATTGACCCAGACCGGCGTCTCCGTGGCGATCACGACGGCGACGGGTCAATTATTCCGGGACAATGGGACATTGGCGACATGGACCTTCCCGGCGGAGTTCGCCGCGGCCCCGGTCTGCATCATCACGCCCCTCAGCACGTTCATCTGGGGCGGTATGATCTCCGCGACGACGACTGCGGCGACGCGAAACCTCCTCGCGGCGGTGAGCTACAACAGCACGCTGGCCATCACCAATGTGGCGATCGGAAGGTGGTTCTGATGCTCATCTTTCTCTCTCCGATCCGTTCGGATGCGGCGTTTTCAGCGTCGATCTCCGGTGAAGTGCTCACCATCAACGGGGAAGCCCTCGACCTCTCTGGCATTGAGGAGGGCCAATCCATGGCTGCGGACGAGATCGGCTCGGCATGGATCACGAACTACGTCACGCGCACCGGCGGGGTGCTTGGCGTCACGCTGGCGTTCCCCGTGGCCGCCAACGCTTCCGAGGCGGCGCGGTTCCCCGCACCTCTTGATGATCCCGCCGACGGCCCGCTCGCAATTCCGGAATGAGAGGCGAATCATGGACATGAGCAAGCCGCCGAAAGGCCCATCGGAGAGCGTGGCCGAAAACCTCGACGCCATCCTCTCGAAGGACAGCCCGCTCATGCAGCGGGCTCGGACCACGGGGTTTCAGGTCGCCAATCGTCGCGGAGTTCTCAACTCCTCCATCGCCGCCGGCGCCGCGATGGGCGAGATGATCGACCGGGCGACGCCCATCGCGCAACAGGAAGCGCAGCAGGGTTTCCAGGCAGGAGAGTCCGCAAGAGACAGGGCTCAGCGTCTCGAAGAGCAGAAGCGCGATCAGAACTTCACCACGAAGGAGAACACGGCGGAGCGGACGTTCCGAGGCGGAGAGTCCGCGCTGGACCGGGAGCAGCAATCCCGCATCGCCGCGATGAACCTTGAGGCGACCGAGAAGCAGACCCTAAGCAACACCGTCGCCGCAATGGAAAGCGTCTACGCCTCTCAGTTCAACGCGATCATGGCGAACACCGACCTGAACGCCGAGCAGCGCGACGCCCAGATCCAGTCTCTCAACAACACCCGGCTCCAGCGGGTGAACCTGACCGAGCAGATTTTCGGGGTGAAGCTGAAGCTGCCCCGCCGCAACAGGCCGAACAACCCGCCCGCGCAAGAGCCCAGCCGGCCCAACCGACCGAACAGGCCAAATCGGCCAAGCCGCCCGAACGCGCCCAGACCAACCGGGAACCGCCCGCCGGCGGAACAGGGCAATAGGAGGTAGATCATGGGCCTGTTCAGCGGACTCAAGAAGGTCTTCAAGAAGGTCACGAAGGTCGTCCTCAAGGTCGCGCCTCTGGCGCTCCTCGCCGGCGCCGTAATCTTCACCGGCGGGGCCGCGCTGGGCCTCGCTCCGTTCGCGGGAGGATGGGGAGCCGCCGCAGCGGGGTTCGCATCCAATCTCGGGCTGACGGGAACGCTGGGCTCCATCGCGACGGGCGCGATCACGCAGGCCGGCTATGGCGCGGCGATCGGAGCGGTGGGCGGACTCGTAACCGGGAGCGACCCGATCAAGGGCGCGCAGCTCGGCGCGCTGGCAGGAGGCGTCACCGGAGGGTTCACCGGGGCCATGGCGGCGCCTGGCGCGGCCGCGGGGTCGGGAGCCGTCGCTCCGACTGGCGCAGGAGGCGCAGCGACCCCCACGGGTTTCGGCGCCGCGATGCCGCAAACCACCGCGAGCGATCTTGTGCTTGGCGCCCAGCCGGGAGTCTCCGGAGCATCCGCCGCCGCGCCCTCAGTCACGGCCGCCGCGCCGACGCCGACAGGGTTCGGCTCCTTCCTCGACAAGGAGACGGTCGGACGGGCGATCGCCGGCCTCGGGCAAGGGTATCTCGAAGGCCAGGTCGCCAAGGACGAGCGCAAGGCGCAGTTCGACCTCCTCGACCGGCGGACGGATTCCTACGACCTCGCCGACGAGTCCTATCAGCGGGCACCGAACGACCGGACGGCCCGCCCGACCCCGACGCAGTTCTATGCCGAGCAGCGCGGGCGCTTCGCCGCGCGCTACTCCTTCAACCCGGAATCCGGGCGCATCGAGAGGGTGGCGTGATGGACAAGCCGATGCAGATTCCCGAAAATATGTCCGGGCTCCAGCCGTCCGAGAAGGCGATGGGGCCGCAGACGACGGCGGACCAGATGACATGGCTCTCCGGGGATGGGGAAGCCTCTCCCGAGGAGCAGGAAGTTTATGAAGCCCTTGTCGCAGGCGCGATTGAGGCGATGAGCGCGGAGGGCGTCGACGAGTCCATCGCGTCACAGATCGCGGAGGCGCAAGACCTTCCGGAAACCATGGGCTTCGTCTCCGGAACCCTTTTCGAGCGCGCCATGGCTGCGGCGGAGGACGCCGGGATGACTGTTCCCGACGAGGTGATCTTTCCCGCCGTGCTCGAAATCTACTCCAACGTCGTCGAGATGGCCGAGGACACCGGGAAAGCCCCGGATCAGGACGCGATCAATAACGGCTTCTATCACGCGCTCGACAAGGTGAGGCTCGCGATGCAGAAGATGGGCCGGATCACCCCGGAACAGGCCGCCGCCGAACTTGAGGAGCTGAAGGCGCTGGAGGCGTCAGGCGAGCTTGCCGGCATGGCGCCGCAGGGTGGCGGCCAGCTCGCCCAGCCCGCGCCCCAGCCGGCCCAGCAGACGGCGCAGAAGCCCCGGCAGGGCTTCGCGGCCATGGGAGCGGCGTGATGGCCTCCGGGTTCGCCTACGCGCTGGCCGGCGGCGTCAAGGGCTTTGGCGAAGGGCTTGTGGCGCAGGCTCAGGCCGAGCGCGAGGCCAGCCGCGAACGCATCCGCATGATGTTCCAGCGGGAGGAGCGCGTCGCCGGGCAGGAGTTCACGCTGGAGCGGGACGATGCCGGGCGCGAGTTCACCACATCGGAGCGCGAGGCGTCTCAGGGATTCCAGGCCGCCGAGAACGCCCGGACCCGCGCGGCCGCGGCATCTCGGGAGACCAAGGGCGACACCGACAAGGGCGAACTCATCACGATGGAAGACGGGACGCTTGGGGTTCGCCGCGGCGACAAGGTTACGCCGGTCACGGGGCCGGATGACAAGCCGGTCAAGGGTGCGGCGAAGGACACCTCGCACGCTTCTCGCGCCAGCGTGTTCAAGACCATGCTGGAGTCGATCAAGTCGTCGGATTCTGGCTTCGATATGTCCCCCGAGGAGCAGGCGGCGGAGGCCCAGCGTCTCACCGATCAGTTCTTCATGCCTTCCGGACGACAGGGCGGCGGAGCGGTCGCGCCCGTTCCGGGGCTCGTGCCGGACGCGCCGGCGGATGAAGGCGAAGTCGGCTCCGAATATCGCGGTCGCCCGGTGTTCCGCACCGAAGCCGAGGCGACGGATTTTGCGAAGAAGAACCCCGGTCAGACCTTCTACGGGATCGGCAAGGACGGGGAGCCGCGGCTTCTCCGCGCGCCCGACAAGGCGGCCCCCGCGTCGTCCGCTCCATCGCCGAAGTCGGGGCTGGAGCCCGAGCCGGCCCGCCCCCCCGAAACCGCCCCGTCCGGACCTCCACCGCGTTCCATCGCCGACGCCATGAGGCGATTCGACGCCACGGTTCCGCCGCCGGCTCCCGCGCCGCCGGGCGATCCGGTCGAGATTTCCGTCGAGGCCATGGGCGGCCCGCGGTTCTTCCTCGCCGGCGGCGGGGAAGTCCGACGGAAGGCCGCTCCGGCGCTTGAAGGGTTGGCCCGCGACCTCGGCATCAGTCCGGATGAGCTTGTCCGACGCATCCGGAGTATGATGTGAGCAACTGGCTCGAAAAGTTCCAGCCCGCCGAAGAGCCGGACTGGACGGCGAATTTCGAGTTCGCGCCGGAGATCGCCACGCCCGACGAGCGGGGATGGTGGCTGCGCAACGTCCTCGACCCCGCCGGCCGCGGCTATCAGCGGCTTGAGCAGGCGGCGAACGTGGCCGGGCTCCAGACGGGCTACTACACTCCCAAGGAAGCCGCCGAACGGCTCATCGCCAACGAGGCCGACCTTCAGGACTATCCGCTCGACGCGGCGGATCAGGACGGACTCCGCGCGATCACCGAGGCCCCAGACTTCTGGACGGCCGTGAAGGCGGTCATCGCCAACCCCGGAGCGGCGGCCAACGTCTTCATGGAAAGCCTGCCGATGATGGGGCCGACGATTGTCGGCGGCGCCGCGGGCAGCGTCGCGGGCGCGCCCGCCG